AGCACTACGTGATCATGGTATCAAAGCCATGAAGACTCGGTTTGAAACTGAAAGGCATGCTCGCTCTGATCTTTTTCAAATCTATTATCCAAAAGGAACTATTGTACGAGATTGGTTGTGTGAAGTTCCTCAACAGATTGCTGAAGATTGTCATTCGATTCTAAAATCTGATAGGAAACTTACAATGATGGAGTTAGCATCTAAGTTGGAACGGCACACTAAAGAGAAGTTTGGATTTCGCAATGTGATGTATCCGTTCAAGAATCTTTCTCGCCATATTGCTATGGCTCGTCCTGATTTGGTAGATCCAGAATCGTGGGTAACACCTGGCACATTATCATTCTATGGCTTATGGCAACTTTTTGGAGGTAAGAATTTATTTGGCAAAACAAAGTTCGAATTAAATGAATCTACAGGTGCATATACACCGATCAATGATCCAGCGAAAGAGCTTGTCAGTCAATTTAATGAGGTAGCTGCACATCCAGATAATCCAATGAAACGCCAATATAATATCAATATTGAAGATAAGGCGTGTATGTGGTGTAAGCATCTATTCATTCGACATGGAATAAAAGGAACCACTAAAAAAATTCCATACGAGTGGATCTATCCAAAGTCATTCTCCCTAAAAAACTAATGTACAATATAGGCTAAATATGGTATAATATAATTATGTCACACGATAATCACGTAATAGATAACTGCAATAAGGATATCGACTACCTACTTTTTAGTGGAGTATCTAATCGGCATGAAGCTCGAGAGTACTATCTAAACTTAGCAGGAGATTGGGAAGATCCTAATCCAAAACCAGTCGTTAAGATCCATGAGGGTGTAAGAGTTGTTCGAGACGACCTCTTAGTTGGTAGTAAGGTTCGAGGCGGTGATTGTCTTATTTCGAACATTAAAGAAAAGACTCTCGTATATGTTCAACCTCGTACTGGATTGGCTGGAGTATCTCTCTTAGATGTCGCATCGCGTCATAACAAGAAGGTAAGGTTATTCATGCCATCTTCGAAGCGCATCTCACATCATCAGGCATGCTGCATTGAGCGCGGGGCAGATTATGAATTTCACCGCATTGCTGCTATGCCTAATCTAAATGCAATCGCTAAGAAGTGGGCAGATGAACAAGATGATGCATTCTTTATTCCTCTTGGCCTTAAACACGAACTTGTTACTGCGGGATTTGTTAAGGCTGCATCACAAATTCCAGAACCAGAAGAAGTGTGGACAGTTATTTCAACAGGCGTATTGCATCGTGCTTTACAGATTGCTTGGCCTAATGCTAAGTTCCACTGTGTTGCAGTATCTCGTAACATGAAAGATGGTGAGATTGGCCATGATAGTATCATATCACACCCCTTACCATTTACTACTCCAATTAAGGAAGATTTGCCTCCATTCCCATCTGTAGCAACATACGACGCGAAAGCTTGGGCATCGATTCCTAAAAACACTGATCGCGACATTTTATTTTGGAATGTTGGGCAAAACCCAACTCTTGAAGATGAATCAATATACGACAAAATAAACTCATATAGAAAGTGGAAGAAAGATGAAAAATAAAGTACTATTAACAGGCTTAGGACCAATCTCGAATAAGATCGCTTCGCATAAAGCAGCGCAAGCTATTATATATGCTGATCAAATTAGTGAAGCTGGAAATAACGTTGAAATTAATTTGGTGTCAAATAAGATTACTGATTACTCAGAATATCATTCTCTTGCATTCTATCATGGAAGCGATTGGAGTGGAAACTTAAATCTATTTGGTGGAATACAGGCATACAAAAATAGAGAGTTCCTCGTTGCTCTTTCTCGATTCAAAGGACCAGTTAATTCATTGATGGTCGATTTCCCCGATTATGCAGGAATGTTCCAAGATAGATTACAAAAGGCTGCCTGGAAATGGGACGATGTCGATTGGGAAGGACTCAAGGCTTTACAATATCGAGCAGTTACAATTGATCCAAATAAAATAAAAAGATATAACCGTATATCGATAGGTGATAGTCATGCCATTTGCATGTATCGTCCTCGTTGGGAAAATGTATCTCGACCATTTTCTACATTGCATGGATCAATTAATAAAGGCTTTGAAACGTTTATCCCTGTAGGTTCAGAGTATGATATTATTGAAACATATTTTGGAAACATTGATATTCGACATCATCTGTGTCGATTTGACGATCCAATCTTTGAAGCTAAAAAATTAGCTGATCGATATGCTGCAGAATTAGAACGAATCTCTCGTAAATATCAAGCTAAGACACTTGCTTATGAACCTCTGCCTATCGAGTGTGAATCTCGTAAGGTTCCTAAAACTGGATGGTATAAAGGAACACCGTTCTTCGGGTCATGGAAAGAGCGCACCGAAGTACGCGAAGCATTTATTTCTCAGTTGCAATTAAACGCGAATGTTTATACGTGGACAGAATCACTTAAAAACCAGGCTGGGCAGCTCAGCTTTGATGTAATGGAAAAACCGCAATCAGTGCACCTTTCTCGAGCATCATATCCGCATTGGCAAGGTAAAGAATGGACCGAGCCAGCCGATTTGTCTGGTAATTTAGATATATTCTTTGCATAGATAAAAAACCGCTTTACAATTGCCATTATTTATGGTATAATTAGATCTTTAATTAACAAATATTATGTCACTACTAGAAAAACTAAAGAAATCAAGTCGAGTCAGCGGTACAGATGTGCTATCAGACTCTAAACTATTCGGCGAAAAGGAGCTTACTACTACAGCAGTTCCTATGGTAAATGTCGCCTTATCGGGAAGTATCGATGGTGGATTAGCTTCAGGACTTACTGTCCTTGCTGGTCCATCTAAGCACTTCAAAACATCGTTCGCATTGCTTATGGCATCATCATATCTAAAGAAGCATGATGATGCAGTACTGCTCTTTTATGATTCAGAATTTGGTTCACCGCAATCGTATTTTGAAGCATTTGATATTGATCCTGCTCGCGTTCTTCATACACCTGTTACAAATATTGAAGAACTTAAATTCGATGTAGTTCATCAATTGAATGAGATTGATCGTAAAGAAAAGGTAATTGTTGTGATTGACTCAGTTGGCAATATTGCTTCGAAGAAAGAAGTTGAAGATGCCGAGAATATGAAGTCTGTTGCAGACATGACACGCGCGAAGGCTCTTAAAGGTCTTTTTCGTATGGTCACGCCGATGCTTACAATTAAAGATATTCCACTACTTGCTATTAATCACACTTATATGGAACAAGGTATGTTTCCTAAAGCTGTTGTATCTGGTGGCACAGGCGTAATGTATTCTGCAGATAATGTATGGATTATCGGTCGTCGACAAGAAAAGACTGGTACTGAAATTACAGGTTATGACTTTGTCATTAATGTCGAAAAGTCTCGCTTTGTAAAGGAAAAGTCAAAAATTCCAATCTCAGTCTCTTGGGAAGGCGGAATCGAAAAATGGTCAGGTCTTACTGAAGTAGCGCTTGAACTTGGATACGTTGTCAAACCAAAAAATGGTTGGTACATGGCAAAGAATCCCACAACAGGCGAAGAACTCTCAGGTAATGTACGTATGAAAGATACTCTAAAGAAAGAATTCTGGCATAATATTCTTAATAATACTAATTTTGCTTCAGCTCTTGAAGAACGATATAAGGTTGCGTATCGATCAATTCTTGAAGATGATACTCCTAAACTAGAAGAAGATGAGTAATAATTTTGTATTTGTAGAGAAAGAGGATTCTGAACTTTATTCATTAAAGATTGTACAAGGTCCTTATAATAAGGTAATATTTACGTATGGTGCAGTTACGATTGAAGAAGATACTGAAAATGACTTAGCACGTCTTAAATTCAATTATACTATTGAAGAAGTACCACCACCATATTCAAAAGAAGAGCTTGAAGAAAGCGATGAGTTCCGAAATTATATCGGAGACATACTAACAGAAATACTAGAGGATCAAACAGCACAAATTGGTAATGCAGGACATACAGACGATAATACTGAAATCATTGACGAATAATGAGACGTTCCTCAGAAAGGCCCTTCCACATATTAAGAAGGAATATTTTGAGGATCATCATAAAGCAGTCTATGATTTATTCTTGCAGTTCGTAACTAAATACAATAAGTTGCCAACTCCAGCTATTCTTGAAATCGAGTTTCAGGAATCAGAATACACTAATCGTCCTATTGCAAATGATACTCTCGCTCTAATCAAAACTCTTCATGAAGAAAATAAGGTTGAGTTAGAGTGGTTAATCGAATCGACAGAGAAGTGGTGTAAAGATAGAGCAGTATATCTTGCACTAATGGAATCGATATCGATTGTTGATGGTAATACCGACAAGGCCGAGGGAGCAATTCCCGATATCTTGACACAAATGTTGGGCATGACTATTTGGAAAATGCTGAAGAACGATATGAGTTTTATCATCAAAAGGAAGATAAAATTCCATTTAATATTGAACTTCTTAATACAATCACTAAAGGTGGTGTACCAAAAAAATCGCTTAATATCATATTAGCTGGAACTGGATGTGGAAAAAGTTTGGCAATGTGCCATTTTGCTGCAGATGCTCTTACTCAAGGGAAAAATGTGTTATACATTACACTTGAAATGGCTGAAGAAAAAATTGCTGAACGTATCGATGCTAATCTATTTGATGTAGATATTGCTACTCTTACAGATCTAAGTAAAGATGCCTTCATTAATAAGGCACACCTCGTTAATCAAAAGACACATGGTAAGTTAATCATTAAAGAATATCCTACAGCAGTTGCTCACGTTGGCCATTTCCGCTCGCTTTTAAATGAGTTGAAGATGAAAAAGAAGTTTGTTCCAGATGTCATTTACATTGATTACCTTAACATCTGCTCAAGCTCAAGAATCAAGGGGTTGGGTGGATCTATCAATACGTATTCCATGATTAAAGCAATTGCTGAAGAGATTCGTGGTCTTGCTGTTGAATATGATGTACCTATTTGGTCTGCTACTCAAGTTACTCGTACAGGATTTGGTAATTCTGATGTTGAGATTACTGATACGTCAGAATCGTTTGGTCTTCCAGCCACAGCTGACTTAATGATTGCTCTTATTTCGACAGAACAATTAGAAGGT